CATCATCTCATATAGCGTTATTAGAGGAAATAGCAAACAAAAACTTAAAATTGATGTTAGATAAAATTAATAACCCATCTATATCTATTATTTTGGAATCCAATAGCGACCTTGAAGCAAAGGTAGTTGATAATATAACAGAGTACAACAATAGAATTAAAGAAATAAATATTAAAGTCAAACAATTTAAGGATAGTGAAAAGTCTATACGTTACAAAATATGGGGAGCAATAAGAGAATTATGCAACGCTGAGTTTGAAGCTTTCTCAAAATATGAGAATGACTATAAAATCATTTATGAACAATATCAACTTGAATTAAATGCCATAAAAGAACAAGGAAATAACAATAACAAAAAGATCAAAGAGCTACGCGATCAAATATCTAATATTGACGCAACCATAGATTCTATAAATCAACGTCTAAAATTATTAGGAATTTATGGTTTTAGCATAAAAAAACACACTGAGAGCAATGATAAATACATCATATCACGTTCTGAAAACACAACAGATAAAGATGTATACAGATCTCTTAGCGAGGGTGAAAAAACTTTAATTACCTTTCTCTACTTTCTAGAATGCTGTAAAGGTAAGACAGATAAGAATGATACGGATATGCGAGATGTATTTATCGTTATTGATGATCCAATATCCAGCCTCTCTCAAAATTATGTGTACGATATTGCCTCAATAATTCACCATGAAATAATCAACAATAACAAAGCAGTAAAGAAAACATTAATACTCACACATAATCTTTATTTCTTTCATGAACTTATCAAATTAGCTCCTAGAAGCAAAGAAGATAGAACATTCAAGCGTGATTATTATCTTGGACGAGTAACAAAAAATGAATATAGCATAATTACAGAAATAGAGAAAAAGAGCATTCAGAATGAATACCAGTCCCTATGGCAAGTATTAAAAGATGCGAAGGATGGAAGGGTAAATAAAGTTATAATACCTAACATCATGAGAAATATACTGGAATACTACTTCGCATTTGTTCATAGAACGGATGCATTACAGACAGAGTTAAATAAACTTGCTAGCGATGATAAGAATAATGATTTTAGAGCATTTTATAGATACATTAATAGAGGTTCCCATTCAGATGCAGTTAATATCACAGACATGGGAGATATATCTCCAGAGAAATATATGGAGCAACTAAAAACCATTTTTCGTATGACTGGCGATGAAAAACATTATTTGAAAATGATGGACGAAGAGGAAGAGGAAACCGTTACCGCTTAGGCCGCATATCATCGGGTTGGGTAAGAACGACGGTGTTCACACACCGTCTCCCACTTACCGAAACGATAGCGATTGTACTGACGTACTTTCACTAACTTTAACATGAGATTATCTCCATGCCAGCACTATTGTTGCCAATAGCAGCCTTTACACCCTTTGTATAAAGCTAATACCAAGAGCAATGCAAGGATACCCCAAGCGGTAACTGGCGTGGATTCTAGAGCAGCCTAACTAAAAAATCAAAGCATTAATTAAATCCCGGCCACTCATCATTTACCGGATACCTGAAGTTTACCCCCTCATAATTTACGGTTGCCCCACGCGCCAGCGCCTCAAGCTCCCATCGCTGAGGCCTGATACCGTTATAACCAAGGTCAACGCGGATACGGGTAATTTGCATTCGTTCCGACCGGGTCAGTCTGGCCGATGGTGCAATTTCATGTGGTTTTAACGGGCTTCCGTTTCTTTGCTGACGATTTGGCATTCTCAGCCCGTGTTTTAATGCGCCCCTGAGCGCCCTCACGACCTTCATCAACCAGGTTAAGCACTGCTGCGGCGTGCTCAGAAGGTGTGGGAGCCGGTAACGAAGTATCACCGCCGGTGAGCTTTCCACAGTTATTGACAGGACTCCGAGGCGCGGCGATGCCGCTTTTTAAAGTCAAAGGCTCAACGACCGGCACTTTCGGCACAATGCGCCAGTCCGTCGTTCTGGTGATATGAATATGACGCGCGCCGAGATGCGGTGCGTAAATGCCGACCACTCTCTCGACCTCTTCCTCGTACTCGTTAACGTCATCCGACGGGCTACGGGCGACTCTGACAGTCTGGCAATCACGCGGAACATTTGCCCCACCCTGCGCGCTGATATACAACGCAAAATCACCACTGTCTGCGGCGGCGCGAGCAGCCTCGACGCGTTCGTCAAACTCATCAGCAATACTGACGCCGCGAGGCAATTTGCGTAGTTCACGGTAAGCCCCCATTGTCGGCAGGCCAACCGTTTTAAATTGCGGGATACGCCACGTTGACGCCCATGCGGTAACAGCCGCTGCAGTGTCTTTCAGCGGCCTGCCGGTATCGTTATCGAGCTGACCATCCAGTGCATAGCCGTCGATGTTTTTTGAAATGTATTTCGCGATATATCCCGCAGCACCGCCCCGGTTAAGGTGTTTTGCCTGAAAACGGCTCCGCGCAGCTCCTCTTTCGTCGCCATCCTCTTTGAGCGCGTAGCGACGCATGATTTCAATAATCTGGTTACGCTGGCGTGGATTACAAAAAAGCATCATATGCCAGTGCGGCGTTCCGTCGTGGTGTGGCTCGACGACACGCAAACCGTAGACCTGTAAATCATTATCCTTGAATGCCGTGCGCATCAGGCTCCAGATACGGCAGAGATAACGCTGCGCATCCTTTGGATTAAATGCCTCATCGTTCCAGCCGTGATTAAGCTGGACGGTTTTACTTTCGCCTTTTCCGACCTGACGTGTCGGGTGATACTTTGACGGCGTGGTCAGCGTGATAAACATCCCCACATCACCCTCTGCGGCGGCGTAACGCTCAATTCCGGCAATGGTGTTCATCAGCTCCATCCGGCGAATTTCAGGATTAGAAATACTGCCCATCACCTTACTGATAAGGTCGATGCGCTCGCCGGTTTCCCTGTTTTCAAGGTCACACGATTTAAGAAATTCCAGATTTGCCTGGCGGCGTGCACGCACATCACGAATGGCATGTTTACTGGCATAAGGAGAACGGTCTTTATTGACCTCCCCGACAGCAATCAGTAACGCCTCATGCCAGCGCATACGCTGGCCTTTAAGCTGATGAGTCCACCACTCATCGTTAAACAGGCGGGCAATGGCAGAATATGCCTGCCTCGTGGTCATCTGTCCTTTACGGTATTTTTTCCAGTAGAGCGGGGAAATATTGAAAGCACGTGCAGCGCCAGCAACATGACCATACAGGTGAGCCTGCGCCTCATCCGTAAACAGCGATTCTTTTTCGCCATGCGCATCCACCCAGGCATCGCAGAGTTCCTCATACATCATGAAAAGCTGCGATGAGATACGGGCGGCAAACTTTTTCAGCTCCTTGTCATTCATTCCAGGCAGGCGCGCATAGTGGTCACGCTCTGCCAGAAACAGCAACGACGCGTCGGTGTTCATTTCATGGCGCTGATTCACACGTTCAATGCGCGGCCATAAACGACGCTGAAAAGTGGATGTGAGGAAATAAAACCCGTGCACCGGGCTTTTATTGCGCCGGATGTAGTCATAGCGTGAAGTAAACAGCGAACGCAAAAAGTAAGGCAGGCGGTTAATCGTAGATAAAACACCTTGCACCTGACGCATCTCGTCACGTGTAAGGGGTCTTTCGCGCCCGACAGCCTCGCGTGGCGCGTTCCATGCATAAGCACCGGTAAACGTCTTACCGGTGCCTGCAGCAAATGCTGACGGAGGGACAAAACGCCCGGAGGCTTTAACGGCCATATGAGCCAAAAGCCTCTGAACAACGCTTGCTGAGTTGCTCAACCTGCGCGTTTAAATCAGCAAAAGACTTTGCGCTTCCGGTCAGAATATCGTGATGCATCAGGCCGGAAACGAGCTGGCTTAATTTCGGGTAATAACCAACCACCGCCAGCCACTCCTGACCGGCGTTTTTACCGCTTTCCGCTCTCTTTTTCTCATGGAGAATAAACTGAAAGCTGTCACTGGTAACGACATAACGTTCGCCAATTTCTATACGAATGCTCATGCCATTCTCCGGTAATGTTTGTTTTTTGCTTCAAAGACTGACTGACAGGAAACACAACGCGTGGCTGACGGATAAGCCGCACGACGGGCAGCAGGTATTGGCGCGTCACACTCTTCGCAAACCAGCGCAGAAGCACCGCAATGTTTTACCCTTGCCGCGTTAATCTGGCGCTCCAGTAATTCAGCCTGTTGTTCCTGAATAAAATCCACGTTGTCCGGCATTACCAGCTCCTTTTGTCGTTCAGCTTCTTAAATTCATCAGCGCAATAGCTGGCGATTTCTGTCGTTAATTTCGTCAGTTCATCCACGGAGGAGATTTGCTTATGAAATACAGCGCGTTTAACAAGTAAATTGACCACATCAGACAGGAGGTTTAATTCGTTCTGATAAATCGCGATAACAGATTCAGTTATTTCGCGTTTTTCTTTATCAAGACCAAGTTGAATAAGAGACAAATCGCCATTTTTCATAACGGCGATTTTTAAGGCGTTATTCAGTAATACAACTGAACGAGAACAGGACATCAAAGCACCTCCCCGCGAGACAATCCGATATTGTGAAATTTTTCCGACTCCTGACTGAGCAGCTCGACTATCTCTACGCGGGATAACTCCGCCTTTGTGATGTGGCGAATCATGGCGTCAAGATGAGAAGAAAAGCGCGTCGCTGCGTCGGCCTGTGCTTCGGTTCTGGCCTGTTGCAGCAGTAATGCGTATTTACCGCACTGATTTTCAGAAACTGTATGCATGACTTTCTCCAGGCAAAAAGAAGCCCCGCACAATTAAGTGCGTTAAAAACTCTGGTTAATTACTTAATGCAGATATTGCTCTGGTTTTACCGACGTCAGAATTGTCGGTGCATACTCAAACAGACTGAATAATTCACGTAATGCACGGAATAAAGCATCACGCCAGTAACATGACTCTTCATTAATTCGCCAGTATGGCTGGTTGAATTCTTTTTCAGTCAATCCGGCATGCATAAATAAAGTACGACGCTGACTGACTGTTAAAAAACTAATATATGCATACTCACTTGCGCCAACCTGACGGCGTTTTGAGAATGCACCACGCAATTCATCAATTGCACAAACCAGCCGTTCACGTTCGACGTCGTTCATTTCTTCAAAACGCATCGTTGCGTGACGCTGTTTTAACTGCGCATGAAAGCAAACCGTTAACCGTTCGCGCTCCATCATCTGATTATAATAATCACATGTATCCTGCCAGCGAGGGACGGCAAGATGCTTACCAATTATCCGACGCATAGTTGCTGGCTGTTTTTCAACGAGATTAAGCGTCATCACTGTCATTTCCAGACCCTCCGGCTTTTCAGAAAGGTCAGAGCCTTCTTTAACGGACTCTGTTTTTTGGTGCGGATAATGATTCCCTTGCGTCCCTTCCCGTGGGTGATGGTGAAGTCAATCGCCCTAGGGCTTTCGTTACGCAATAACTGAGCAATACAACGCGGCTCATTCATAATCACAACCCCATCCACAAAAGCCATGCATCACGCTGTTCAACCGGTCGGTTATAAAACGCCTCACGTACAGCGCGATTAAACTCAGGAATGAAAACCCATTTTTCACCGGCACGAGCCTTCGGTTTGCAAGGATCACGTAATTCAAGAATTGGTAATTTATTTGCCTTCACCATTTCACTGACGGCTGTCTTTGGCTTCCCTAATAAATCAGCAAATTTATCCACATGAACCGCATCCAGCGGATACTGAATCACATAATTTTCAGCGTCCATATATGGTACCCTCATAGGATCCAGCCCTTTCTAAACCACTCAAAACCGTTTAGACGCTGGTTTATTCTCAAATCAATGGAACCTATATAGGTTCCAGTTTTGAGGGAATTTAGTCCCTATATAGGCACCATGTCAAATGAAATTAAGCGAAAAGATTAAGGCCTTGCGTGAGGCTGAAGGGCTAAGCCAATCAAAATTCTGTGAAATCATAGAGTTACCACTAAGTACACTTAAAAAATATGAAGGAGGAAACTTTGAACCCGGTGGCACAGCTTTGCTAAAAATCACTATGCATCCCACATTCCAAAAATATGCTCTATGGCTTATGACAGATAAAACCGCGCCGGACGCAGGACAAATCGCACCGGCTCTCGCGCACATTGGGCCAGAGTCAACAGAGTCCAACCACTCCGCGAAAAGGATTGGCTAACTCTATATAAAGATTACATTTTCACCATTTGCTACCAAGATGGTGAATACAGCGCCGGAGGGCTTTCTTATGGCAATTAAGAAGCTCGATGATGGTCGCTATGAAGTGGACATTAGACCTCGCGGTCGCGATGGAAAACGCATCCGCAGGAAATTCGAAAGAAAAGCTGAAGCACTAGCATTTGAGCGATACACAATCGCCAATGCCAGTCAGAAAGAATGGGGAGGCCAGCGAGCAGACCGCCGAACTTTGACAGAATTGCTCGACATCTGGTGGAAATATCACGGGCAAAACCACGAGCATGGAACAAAAGAGTTTAATCATCTGCTC